GATAAAGCTGTAGCAGCTCAGGTTCAAGGTGCTAATTTTGCTGCACAACTTGCACAAAACCAAAAATCACTGGAAGCAGCTTACGGACTGATGGGTCCGTTCTTGCAAGAACAATTTGCACCGCGCCAATTAGAACGTCAAAAAGAAGCTCAAAGGTTTCAGTTCGGTGAACTAGGCGGCCTTCAGCGAGCCGGAAGGCAAGAAGACATGCGCAGGCAAGCTTCTTTTGCAACATCTGCCTTGGGACGTGATGCGGCAAGACAGGCGACCATGTTCCAAGAACGCTTAGAACGTGCCAAAGCCCGTGGCGCTTATAGTGGTTTATTCGGTCCTATTGCATCTGACTTTACCTAAGGAGATAAATCATGGGTGGCGGCGGCGGTACTCCTTCATATCAACAACCCAGCGATCCGTATGGAGACGCGTTAAAAAAATATCAACTTGAGCAGCTTCAAAAGTCTGATGCTGCTGCGATTGAAGAAAAGAAAATTAAAGCTGAGCAAGAAGCTGCCAAGAGGCAAACGGCTACGACAGGCTTTAATCCTTTCAAGGAAACAGTTAAAAAACAACTGTCGAGTGGTCTTCTTTCTTACCAAGAAGCACAAGCCGAGTTGCAAGACTACGCGTCTAAATATGACATTGGCCCGCAAACAGAAGCTCTTCAAGGCCTCACTGATTATTACTTAAGCGAGATTCAACCTGGACAACAAAGGTCTCAGATTGAAACTGCGTATCAAGAATTAACAGGCAAAGGCCCCAGCGAAGAGCAGCTGGCAAAAGCGCAAAAAGGATTTCAGTCTGGTTACTACAAGTCAGTTGGTGACCTGAAAGACACGCTTAAGTTAAGTGACGAGTATCAAGAGAAGTTCAACAAGAGCTATCTTGATAACTACTACGAGACGATGTTTGGCAAGGGCCAAAAAGATGCGTCTGGTACCAAGCGTTATAACTTCAAACTACAAGAGACCTTCCTTCCTAAATACGTTGGAGATCTCGCTCAACAAACCGGTGTTCAAGTTCCTACGTTCCAAACGGAATTTACTGGAACTGCCGGTGAAATTGAGGCAAACCTTGATGCCATCAAAGAAACCAAGAAGTACATCTACAGTGCTGGCTTGACTAATTTGCAAGGCGAGATTGACAAGGAAACTCAGAAGTTGAAAAACGAAGGCGCCAAAGAAGTTGCCAAACTGCAACAAGAAGGTGGTCTTTACACGGCCCTTGTTGGTGCGTTTAATTTCAGCTAAGAATTAACTTGTTATAATTAATTTAGTTCTTCTAAAGACAAATGACCGTCGCTCAAACCGACTATTTTGACATCAGTAAGTTCCAGCAACTTCTCGACAAGCTGGAAGCTTCCAAGATCAAACAACAAGGCGAAAAGTCGAAAGAAAGCCGTCGTGACATCTTCGCTCAAGGTCTTGCTTCGATGATGAGCAATTTCTGATTTTTTCTTGTAGTATTAATACGCCATGACCACAACTCCTTCCAGTACGTATAGTGTCGACGATTGGTTCGACCTAGATAAGTACAAGCAAGCTGCTGGCGTGGCGTACGAATTCTCTAAGAAAAAAATGGAGAGCGCTGGTGAACAGGAACGCGAAACCATCGGCAAGGGTGCAGAAGAACAGCGCACTTCCGCTGAGCAAAGCCAGGGGTTCAAACAGCGAGACGAAGAGCGGGACTACGGTCAGGCCCAACGAGCTTATCGATATTGAGTTATTTGATTTTTGGGTAGAGAATTTAGACGCTTCTACCCAAGAATCATTCTGCGCTTTTGCCTCAGACAATTACTCTGTAGTTGAAATTTATCTTTACTCCCGGTTCCTTGGTTACAAGGGGAGTATTTCTGCGTGTGATCTCTGGGTCAGAGACCATTACAAAAAACCGGATCATCGTAAGAAGCTCTTGTACGAGATCGATGAGATGCAAGAGGATGTCCGTAAACTGCGAGAAGACGTAGAAAATGGTGTCGTGAAGCGAGACGCCGGTGTGGCACGTATTGCTTCAATGCAAAAAGAAATTCGTGGTCATATTGATCAAGTAGAAAAATTTACAAATACCAAAGACCGTAAAGGTTTGCTGATGGCTGGTGCCGATAGAGCCATTCGTGAACTCATGTTTATCTTCAAAGATGATCCGATTGAAATTCCCCTGGAAGAAGCAACAATGAGTGTGTGGGCTCGTATGCAGTTGGAAGAATAATTTTTTGCTATAAAATATTATTAGTCAACAAAAGCCTAATGGGAGCAGGGAAGAAAGTGCCAGGCCAAGCAATGGCCGGCAAATACTCAAGCGCAGTAAATGCGTTGAAGTCCCAAGATGCTTCCAAGACAGGAGCACAACCTCAACCTACCGCTCTCGATAAACTCGCTTCGTAATGTCAAAAGATAAAATGCCTCCTGAGCTTCTGGAGCACTTCAAAAAGAAAGAAGCCAAAAAAGAAGACGGCACCGAGATGTCGGACAAGGAGAAGCGTAAAGCTGCTCTTGACAAGGCACGTAAGTATCAAGAACAGAAAAATAAAAAGTAAGGTAGTATTCAGTTAGAACGCTACTTTATTTCGTGCCAAGCTATACGCACCTTGCTTACCGTCGCAATGCACGTGCTGCAGCTCGGCAACAACAGATACGGGTACCACGTAATGCGGAGTCCCTGGAGCGGGCACGTGAAGATTTTGGGTTCTTTTGTGAGTACGTTGCAGATAAACCTCCGGCTCAACATCACCTCGACTGGCACCGTCACTTCGTCACCAACGAAGACAGCAGCTGCTTAATCAAGATTGCTGGTCCAAACGTTGATTTGCTTGCCCCCAGGGGATCAGCCAAGTCGACGGTCCTTGGTTTGCTGACGGCCTGGGCTATTGGCATCCACACGCAAGCTAAGCTGCCACTGCAGATTCTTTACTTGTCATATACGGTTGATATCGCCAGATCAAAGTCGGCCACCATTAAAAGAATTATTGAGAGCAAACGATATCAAGAAGTTTTCCCCACAGTTCGCTTAATGAAAAATGTCACCAGTAATGAGTACTGGTCTATTGATCATCGCTTTGCTGGCATTGATACCACAGGTGATGAACAATTCACCTTGTGTGCGGCTGGTCTAAAGGGCTCGGTGACCTCCAAGCGTTCTCATCTTGTGATGATTGATGACGCCATTAAGTCAGCAGCGGATATCGCCAACCCTGACATCAGGAAACAGATGCAGGAAAACTGGAACGCGGTGATTGCACCAACGATGTTTGAAGGTGCACGAGCGATCTGTCTTGGAACGCGCTTTAGGCATGATGATATTCACGCCACTACATTCAATTCACAAAACAACTGGACTCAGATCGTTCTTTCTGCAATTCTTAATAATCCAAAAAGTGGGGACGAGGAATCCTATTGGCCCGAGATGTGGTCATTGGATTACTTAAAAGAGAAGAAACGACAGGCACCTATTGCTTTTTCGTTTCAGTACATGAATCAAATCGTTCGCCAAAACGAACTCTCATTGGCGCCAGAGTTGATTGTCAAAGCGGAGATTGCAACTGAGTTTGATACGCTTGGCATCGGCGTTGACTTGTCTGCTGGCACCAAAGAAAAGAATGACTACACCGTCATGATTCTTGGGGGCCGCATAGGTGATCGGATTCACATCATTGATTACCGCAGGCTTCGTGTTATGGGAAACCTGGAAAAACTCGATGCACTGAAAGAATTGCTTAATGACTGGTCCGTGATCGGCAGAGATGATAACGGTAATTACTTCCCAACTTATTCGACGTGTGATGTATGGAGTGAAGCTGTGCAGTACCAGGCCTCCCTGGAAGCAGACTTTAAGAGAATCTGTCTAAACAACGAAGGTCTTTACAACTTAATTTGGCACCCCGTTAAAGGATTCCGCGCAGACAAACTTGCACGTTTTAGGGGAATTATGGGTATGTTTGAAGATCGAAAGATTATCTTCAACCGCTATCGAAATTTCACGACACTCTTTGAAGAGCTTACCAACTTTGGCGTCAGCGGCCACGACGATTGTGTCGATGCTTTGGTCTGGCTGGTTACCGGTCTTGCACGAAAGGGACAGCTTCAGCTTGATTACTGAATTTAGAATAATAAAAAAGCTTTTTAGTCGTGGGACCGGAGTACATTGCCATTGGCATAACGTCCCTTGTATCTGCTGTTACAGGCGGTACCTGGGTTGCAAATAAAATACTAGACAGAAATCAAGAGCGAATTAAACAGGCTTTTGATTACATTGGTACACAAAAACGCAGGATTGATGTCTTGGAAGATCAACTAAATCGTCTCCCCTTGGACTACGTTTTGAAAGTTGATTTCTTACGTGAGATCAAAGAAATGCATGACAACTTTAGGCAGATTAACGATAAGCTTGATAAGCTTATGGAAAAGATTTTGTCAAAATGAGCTACATCCTTGAAGTCGAACAAGACGAAAACGGCGAGCAATATATTACTCTTCCAGATGAAATAATGGAAGAACTTGGCTGGCAAGAAGGGGATATCCTGGATTGGGACGTACGTGCAAATGGAATTATCCTAAGTAAAGTAAACGACCCTACGGGTTACGAAGTTATAGATGAGTAGAATAAATAAAAAGAAATAGCAAGATGTTTTACGGCGGAATGACCAATGTTCCTGGAGCACCAGGGAATTTATTGGCTGGCGGCAAAAGTTTTGAAATCACTCCGGGTGGCGACGCACGTCGTGCACGGAAAGGTTTATCGCCTCAAGACGTTCAGCGTTTAATGGAAGCCAATCCAGATTTTGGTAATCAGATCCAGGACATGTATCTTCCAGGACCAAAGTCAACGCCTTTCTTCAGGAAAGCCGAGGTTCCTGGTAGCAGCAATCTTCCTGCTGCCATCGGCAATATGGGTGGCATTGCAAACGCTCAATTCTTTGAGGGTCCGCAACTTGGCCAGGCGCCAACTCCTGGATCTCAGCTCGCTTACGCCGATATGTTAAGCCGTCAGTATTTTCCTACGGCAGGTTTAGTCCCTGGCTTCCAGGGTAAAACAGTTTCGTAATGGCACAAGACGACAGCAAATATTCAAAACCTGAGCTACGTGAGCGGATTAAAGACCGCATCATGTCCGGTGACAAAGGCGGCAAGTCCGGCCAGTGATTTTGTGCTATTGTAAGAAAAGCACAAACCAACTAATGCAAAAGCTTTGCCGGGAATGCGGAACCCGAAAG